AAACAATTTAAGCCAACATCGCGGAAGCGAGGGACCCGAAAGACACGTCTGGAGGGGACAAACCCAAGGGACCCCCCGGAGGGAGGGACAGGGTTTCCCGACGGCGTGTCGCGGGACGTTAGCGATGGCTTGGCGTCACACTAAAAAAAAGCATTCATCTTATCCCTTTTAGCCGCCGGCAGGCCCCCCGGAGGGCTGAGCGCAGCGAAGTCAGTTAAAAAAGCATTTATTCATTGAATCTAAATCCTGAATATAAATTATAACTGCCCAATAAATTTCCGCCGATAGTAACCATATATATGGCACCCTTTCCGATATCAGCGATGCCATCTGAGGTACTGATATAGTTCACTACTTTTCCTTTTAAATTGATTTTGAAATCCATATGTTTTGTGTCGCTGTCAACAAATTTATTTGTGGTATCATACGTTGGAGTCCACAAAACCTTTTTAAGGATTTTGAATCTCCATGATTGATCTTGACGTGGAACGGTTACAAAACTAGCAGTAGCAAACATTTCTGTAAAAGTTGGTAGAACACCGTTTGGTGCCATATCGTAAATAAAATAGATTGTGAATGCAGTTTGAGTAATATTGCCGTTAGGAAATAAAAATAATTGACATTGCAGGTGATTAGGATGGATTATTCGTCCGTCTCTTTCTGTAATGTTCGATCCTTGTGCTACGCCGTTTAAAAGAGTTACTACGCCAGTTGTAGTGAAAGCTGCTGTAACACCGACATCTTTTGATTTGATCTCTCCTTTAGTTGCTCTGATTACTGTTGGACGGTATCGTTTAGCGGGTACGTAATTAGTCGATTTGTATTTGCGTTTTAACATTTTTCTTGAATACGGTGGCATTTAAATAATATGTTTAAATAAGTAGTCTCATAAAATTGTTCCCGAATGGTGCACAGCAAACAATTTATGGTCTATGGAAGCGAAGCGTATTATTACCATAGACCTTGTGAGCCAGAGCCAAAGAGCCAGGCTCACGTGATTTTTTTTAAAAGGGGTAGAAGATTTTGCTTGAAATTTTTTTCACTTAAGCAAAGTCCATCCCCAGCCACATCAAAAAATATAAAAGAAAGAGGTTTCCCCAGTTAAATTTAGATATAAATGAATAATGGAAACGTTCCCGCCCTTCCCGCCAACGCCCCCGCCCACCCCTACGGAGACGACAACGCCACCGCCGATGGAAAGTTCAGGAACTGGATTTTTGTCTGGAATAACTATCCTGCTGACTATCGATTGCACCTTGATGGTGTTAACTGCCGATACCTTATCGCTGGTGAAGAGTTGGCTCCAACAACAGGAACACCGCATCTTCAAGGCTTCGTCGTGTTCACAAATGCAATTCGTCAACGTACTGTTCGTGAACGATTTCCTGGTTGCCACGTACTCGTCGCCCGCGCCTCTGTCGCTCAGAATGAGCAGTACTGTCGAAAGACTCGACCCGACGATCTTGTTGCCAATGAGGTCGTGTATGAACGTGGAGATAAACCTATGTCCTCTGCTGAAAAGGGAGCAATGGAACAAGCTCGTTACCAAAATGCTTGGGATTTTGCAAAGACTGGAGATATTGAATCAATCGACGCTGACATTCGAGTTCGACTTTATTCCAGTATCCGACGTATTGAAAAGGATTACATGCCCGATGTTGCCAGACTTGATGCACCTTGTGGGATCTGGATATACGGTATCTCAGGAGCAGGAAAGAGTAGAGCCGTACTTGACGCATTCCCTAACCTCTACCCCAAGCCCAGAAATAATTGGTGGGATGGGTACCAGCGAGAAGACGTCGTCTTGCTCGACGACGTCGACAAATTCGATGTCGCTCTCGGAGGAAAACTTAAACATTGGGCCGACTGTTATCCTTTCATCGGAGAGAACAAAGGAGGTTCCCTCAAAATTAGACCAAAAAAGTTTTTTGTCACTTCGCAATATACGATTGAAGAGATTTGGAGCGATCAGGAGACCCGAGAAGCACTTAACCGCCGCTTCACCTGTTTGGAGAAGAGGCTCGGAGTCGACCTTCAGTTAGTAGATGATGAAGAAGTGGAAAGTGATAACGAATCCTTACAATTATAAAATAAAAATATTTTATATTAAAGCAAACAATTTAAGCCAACATCGCGGAAGCGAGGGACCCGAAAGACACGTCTGGAGGGGACAAACCCAAGGGACCCCCCGGAGGGAGGGACAGGGTTTCCCGACGGCGTGTCGCGGGACGTTA